AAAAAGATATGGTACTCGAAAGAGCAGTAAAAGCAGCTGATTATATTATTAATACAAACGATACAGTTAGAAAAGCAGCAACTCAGTTCGGAGTTAGCAAAAGCACAATTTATATGGATGTCACATTACGATTGTTAATGATTGACCCGGACAAAGCAGATAAGATAGAAAAGATTTTACAAGAGCATAAGGAATTAAGAGCCTTACATGGTGGCATGGCTACGAGGGAAATGTATGAGAAAAAGAGAGAAGAAGCACTAATGGAAATGTAATAAATTTACTTGAAGAGTAAAAGAGTAAAAGAGTAAAAGAGTAAAAGAGTAAAAGAGTAAAGGAGTAAAAGAGTAAAGGAGTATGAAATGGCATTTATATTCAAGAAAGCAAAAATCCATGGTATTCCTTACGGAACATGCGGAGTTAAGAAGCAGGATAGTAAAACACCCGGAGAAGAACCGATATGGATGCCAATACATAATGCTGCAGACCAAAATACCAAACGGATGGAGAACCATATAGTAAATGCTACAGAACAGACAAGGGATAATACAAACGGAACTAGAATGAAAACAGGCGCAAGGAATGGAGATGCAAATGAAATGTATGCTTCTATTCCATGGGATGAATACGACAATGCTATTGATTTGTCAAAAGAAACTATTCAGATTGCATTAAATCAAGCCGGAGCCGCTATGTTAATTCATCTTCCACCCGAATATAGAAAATTCACGTTTAATAATAATACAAACAGGGCGATTAATTGGGTCAAAGACCGAGGGGCAAAGTTAGTTGTTCAAGTGTCAGATGAAACTAAATCAGCAATCAGAACCGAAATCGATAAGGCATTAAAAGAGGGACTAGGAGCTGATAAGACAGCCAAAAATATTATAAATCTAATCGGACTTACTGGAAGACAGGCAGGGGCGGTTACTAACTATAGAAAGTCATTAGAAGAAATAGGGGCAAGTGATAAAAAGATAGAAAGAGAAACAAAAAAGTATTCTAAGAGATTACTGGAATACAGAGCAGAGAACATAGCAAGAACAGAACTTATGACAGCAGCAAACCAAGGACATCTTGAAATGTTACAGCAGGGAGTAGAACAAAATATCATCCCGGCAAATGTTTATAAAGTCTGGATTGTTACACCAGATGATAGATTGTGCCAATATTGCAAGCCAGTAGATGGACAGAAACAATCACTTGATGGTCAATTCATAACAGAATTAGGAAATATGGATAGACCTCCGGCACATCCTTCCTGCAGATGCGTGATGGGTGTGGAATTCGAAAAATAGAAAGGAGAAATTTGAAATGGCTGGAAGTTTTGCAGATTACTTAGAGCAAAAGGTACTTGATTTAGTGTTTGGATTAACCGCTTTTTCCCCGGCAGCAACTTTTTATGTTGGGTTATCTACTACAACGATAACAGAAGCAGGGGGAAACATTACCGAACCAGTAGGGAACAATTATTCAAGAGTATCCGTAACAAATAATAAAACCAACTTCTCAAATGCAGCAGGCACACCAACAGAGGTAACAAATTCAGTAGATTTCACATTCCCACAAGCAAGTGGTTCTTGGGGAACGATTACCGATTTTTTCATCAGTGATGCTGCAACCTTGGGAAATATTTATGTTTATGGAGTTTTAACAGTATCAAAGGTAATAACAACAGGAGATACCGCCAGATTTGCTGCATCAGAATTTGACATCCGGCTGGACTAATTTGATTAGGGGGTTGTGACGATGCTGCAATTTTATACTGATTTTAGCGAATATACAACCGGGGTGCAACCGTCTGATTGGAGTACAAGGTGGCTTGCGACAAATTCAACGTGGCAAGTAGCAGAAAAAATACCTTCTACCGGGGGAAAAGTATTAGAGCATACAGCCACAGCCACAGCAAGAAGAGCTTTAATCTGGGATGATGTTGGACTTCCAACGGATTGTGATATTAAAGCAAGCATTAAGACGGACACGAAAAGTACATTACAAAATGGTATCGGAGTCAGAATAAGCGGTGTGGCTCAATTTGCAGAAAGCGGATATTTTATTCAATTAGCGAGTAGGACTCAGTTAGGGTATGACATTTTATTTGGAAAATATGTAGCCGGAGCATTTACGGAGCTTGGGAATTCTGGTCAAACATTTAATTGGAGTGCAAATTCTTATGTTTACCTTAGATTACAAGCAATAGGAACAACTATCAAGGCGAAATATTGGTTTGATGGAGATACAGAACCATCCAGTTTCCAATTCAGTGTTACGGATACCAGCCTTACAAGTGGAGGTACTGGGGTAATAGCCAATACACTAACTGGAATAAGGGATTATGACCAGTTCTGGGCAGAAATTATTCCGAAAGATATTGCAGCATTAACCTCTTCCGCATCCGATATCGCAGGAAGCCAGCAAGTAGAAAAAGCATTATACGGTGAGATAGATAGCACATCCGATATTAGTGCTACCTCAAAAGTTAACAGGATTTTATCGGGTGTGATTGATGGGATATCAGAAACAAGTGGCTTTCTGGTTCGTGATGCCAAACTTGCACAAATTACAGATGCCAGTTCCTCTGTAGATGCCATTTTAAAGACCATGATAGCCTTATTTGGGAACATAAGCGGAAATTCCGATGTACTGGGCAACATTTTCATGAACTGGGGCTTAAAAGGACTAATAGAGTGTCAATCTGTAATTGATGGAAACAGTAATGTTTTATGGAATTTAAAAGGCATTATTACCGAGGTTGGTTCTGTGAATGAAATCATGATTATTTATAGAGCAACACAACTAACAGGGTCAGCCATAACCATTATAAATATTAACGCAAATACTAATACAACAATAGAGTTAGGAGGGAGGTTTTAATGGTTGCTACAAGTCAAGATTTTACGATGTATGCTGGTGAAACAAAGTACTTAAGGGTAACAGTCACAAATGATGCAGGAGCAGCGAAAAACCTCACAGGAGCAGCGATTAAATGGAACATGAGAAAACTAGGAGAAACCTATATAGAAAAAGTATATCCAACTGGGATATCAATAGAAAGTGCAGTAGGGGGAATTTTTGTAGTTAATATATTACCCGGAGATACAGAGGACTTAGGAACAGGGACATACGGACATCAAGCAGAAATCACAGACAGCGGTAGTGTTATATCAACTGTTCTATCCGGGACAGTCACCATAAATGATAGTTATTTTGATTAGTGGGAGGTGGTAGGAATTGAGCATCAATAGAGCTGCATTTTCAAGGGAATACCTAGAATCGATTCTCGAAATTATAGAAGACTACCTATCACCCGAAGTTTATCAAGATATTATCAGAATGGCAATCCCGAAATCTGGTGGCAAGGCAAAGTCAAACAAAGGCAAAAAAGATTTTTCACTCATAGAAAAATTATCACTTGAAGAAATGCGCCCGGATTTATTAAAGGATGCACCCGATACGGAAATATTATCAGCATGGCATAGATTAAATCAATGGTATGGAGCTGCGAAAGATAAGAAGCAAGCCATCGAAAACTTTGTTAATGCTGCAATATGGGTCAGCGAGGAAATGAAAAAAAGAAATTTTACAATCGATGAAGAAAACGATTTATATAAATCTATTCAAGAATTCAAGACCACTAAGAAATATAATGTCATAAAAAGATTTTACGATTTACCAAATGAAGTTGTGTGTGTTCGTGATTTTGTTTCTATCGTGGGTAGTGCAGCGAAAGATAAATTAAATCCGAATGATATCGATGTACTATTCAGAGCCAATACCGATGGTGAAAACAACTATTTAATCCAAAGCGAGAACGTATGGCTCCCGGTTAGAAATGTTTTAGACCCAAACAAAGAAGATGCTCTTCATTTTATAGCAAACCCACAGGGAGCGCATGGCGATTATGTAAGTTGTTATGATTTGGTTTTAAGGAAGAAGCCTGCATTCAAAAGGGAAATTGTTAAGGCAGCATCCGAGATGCCAAACTGGGAGCAATATGTGAAGAACGATGCTCCCATCGGTTCGATGTACGATTTAGGAAGTGGGAATAGTAAGCCAGATGGGTTCATTGGCATTGATAAAAATAATTTTGATGGTGTTGATATTATTGCTGATTTAGACCAAGGGCTTCCTCTTCCAGATAACTGTGCTGCAGTTATCAGAGCAAACCACTTCATAGAGCATATGAGCGATGTAGAACAGATACTAACAGATATTTATAGGGTGTTAATGCCGGAGGGGATTGTTATTATTACAGTTCCAAGCATGGATAGCGAGGGAGCAGTAGCACATCCCGGTCATAAAAGTTTCTTTAATCCATCAAGTTTTGAATTTTGGACTAACCCGGACTTAACAGAAGATAGACCCATTTATGAAAAATTGTATGTTAACAAAAGAACTGAACCAAATGGACTATCTTATATCGATGCTGTGTTAAGGAAAGCCTGTGGGAGCAGACGGAAAATAAAAAAGATTGCTCCCGGAGAGACTTTCACTCCACCAAAGCCACAGATGGCAGGAATAACAGAAGCATTTGATTTAAAAGATTTATTTACATGGGCAAAAGATAGATATCCGATTGATATAGAACCGAAGTGGAATGGCTTCCGTTCGGTAGTCAGCAAGAAAGGAAATAATGTTGAACTATGGTTCGAGGGTCAAATGGGAAAAAATCAGATAGATAAATTCCCGGACTTGAAATCAGCACTTGAAAAAATGACAGGTGATTTTGTATTTGACTCAGATATCGGAATAGAAGAGAACGGAAAAAGAGAAGCAAGACCAGATTTAATGAAATTCAATGCAGATAAACCGATATTCGAAAAAGACGAAATTCCAGTCATAACGATTTTTGATTTAATGTATCGGGATAAAGATATATCAGACTTGCCATTTGTAGAGCGCAGGAAGCTCACAGAGCAATTTTATAAGCAAGAGGTGGGGGATAAATCAAAAATCAAATTATCACCAGCTAAATGGACAAATAACGACAACGAAACAAAGGCAGCAGCTCGCTGGGCTTTTGATTTTGATATGAGCGAGGGTCTGGTAGCCAAAGACTCCAAGAGTACATATGAACAGGGTGGAACAAATGGCTGGTTCAAATTAAAAAAAGTAGCAGAGTTAAAAGTCATTGTTCTGGATATACAGGAAACAAAGACAAAAGGTGTTTATAACTATTATGGTGGTCTTCTTCCTTCACAGGGAGAGAACTGGACTAATACAAAGGAACTGAACGGAAAGAAATATGTTGACCTTGGGAAAACATTCTCAACGAAAATTATAGCTCAACCGGGTGACATTATCACCGTAAGTATTCTGGAACTTATCCCGGACAAAGAGAAAAACGAAATGGCATGGCTCGGAGCGAGGGTACAGGATGTTGACGATACCATAAAAGAACCATATACCACAGGGCAAGCTCAGACGATAGCCGAAAATAGACAAGTGATACAGAAAGAAATTAATAGATTTGTTCCCAGCATTGGAAATAAAAATTCGAAAATTGCTTTTATTGGCGCAAGCCCGAATATTATCGATGCTGCCAGAGGTGAAGCATTTACCGGGGTATGTGGTCAATTACTTGATAAAATATTTTTAAAACCACTAGCAATATCAAAGCAAGATATTTTTATCTCTCATATTGTGCCGGAACTATTAACAAATGAAACTGGTCATGCAAGAGAACCAATGACCAAAGAAGTTGATGAATGGAAAGACTGGATTTTAAAAGAGATTGATATAGCAACCCCAGATGTTATTGTTGCACTCGGTAGACTAGCCAAAGATGCACTCGGAGATAAAGCCGATTTTGTTATGCCACACCCGGATGCCATAAATAGGTTCGGGGATAGTGGAGAGGTAACAAGAAAGATTAAACAAGTTAAAAAGATGATGAATGAAAAATTAATCGATAGGATTTTGAAAGCAGAGAAACCAGATGAAGAGGGTGGAACAAGGGCAGCAACTTCCGAGGACTTCTGGAAGAATAACTGGCAGGATATGTACCCGAAAGATGGTAAGGGGCAATTTGTCTATCAACATCACTGGAGAGGACTAACAGAAGAGGAAATGAAACTACCAGAAAGCGATTTATTAAAGACAGACCATTCCTTACATGGTGATTTAAGATTTGAAAAAGAGGGTGGGCTCTGGGGCTTTTCTGTTTTTCTTGGAAAGACTGAGGACAACAGAAATGGTGACAGACTTATAAATCTACCTCCTGAGGATAATCTGCAGGGAGCTTTTAAGCTACAACAACCAAGCGAATGGCTTGATGTTGGAGTTAAGAAGCCATTTATCAGTGAACCGGGTGGAGTCGGAAGTACAGCAAATGCATGGGCTGAAATCCTTGCACAAGATACCGGGACATATGAAATTGGAGTATGGCGAGAGCATATGTTTGAAGTATTTCTTCATGGCGATAAATTAAAAGGCAGATTTATCATAGAGTATGCGCCAATCGGTGGAGAGAGGATATGGTTGATTGATAAGCCGAAAGACCAGACACCATATGCCGAAAAAAATAAACTTGAAGATGTGATATCAGAGTTAAAAAGCAAGGGTCAGAAATGGTTAATATGGTCAATGCCCGGACAGAAACCAAGGAAAATAAATATACAATCCCAGAAAATAGAAAAAGAATATTTTGCATATATAATAAAAGCAGATGATGAACAGCAGATAGTAACCGGGATTGTTTTAGAACCAAATACCATAGATGCTCATGGTGATGAAATGACCGCAGATGAAATAGAAAAAGCAGCTCATTTCTTCATGCAACATTCGAGAACCATCGGTGACAGCCACAAAAAGAAAGCTCCTGCAGATTTGATTGAAAGTTATGTAGCACCAGATGATTTTACACTAAATGGTCAGAAAATCAAAAAGGGAACATGGATGATATCAGTTAAAATTCTCGATGATAAAGTATGGAAACAGGTTAAAGATGGATTTTATACAGGATTTTCAGTCGGTGGGTTTGGCATTAGAGAGGGGTGAGCCGATGTCAGAGCTTAAAAACTTAGAAGCAATTGAAGTATCACTTGTATCTAAGGCAGCAAACAAAAAGAAATTTGTAATTTTAAAATCTGAAAGTAAAGGAGTGAACCAAATGGATGAAATTTTAAAGGCAATAGTTGAAGCAGAACTTGAAAATGAGCAGGAAGTTGATAAGATACTCAAAGCAAAAAAAGTGTCTGACAAGGCTATGGCAGCAGTTAAGGGAGCATTAAAGGTTCTTAATGCATTTAAGGATGAGCTTCCAAACGATGTTATGACTACCCTTGCCGGACTTGCAGGGTACGGATATGCAGCACCAGAGGAAATGGCAAAGCAGAAAGCAGGGTACAAAGAATACAAACCGATGAAGAAAGCAGACGGAAGCCTTGACCTCGATGGTGTTCCAGAAGAAGTGAAACCACTTCTTATATCTCTCTGGAAAGAGAATGAAGACATAGTAAAGAAATCGAATGTTCTTGAAGCTATGATTCAGAAACAGGAAGAAGATAGACTCACAGAAAAATATGTTCAAGTTGCAAAGCAATTCAAGAACTTTTCTGTTAACCCGGAAGAGCTGGGTGTAGTGTTAAAAGAAATCGCAAAGAAAGCCCCCGATATTATCACTAAAGTGGAAGAAGTATTAAAATCAGCAGATGCAGCCCTTTCCAAGGCTGGATTATTCAAAGAGATTGGAAGCGCAGCAGGCAATGCTCCAAAGGCGATGGATAAGATAGAACAGAAAGCCAATGAGATTATGAAGACCGAGAAAATCACAAAGGCAGCAGCTATCACCAAAACATTAGAGGATAACCCGGAGCTTTACAATGAATATCTCAAAGAGGGAGGTAATCTATAATGGCACATGAAATAATTGTTCAAAATACCTCACTAATTACAGCAGCAGACTATTCCACCAAACAGTATTATGCGATGAAGGTCAATGCTTCTGGGTTAGCTGAAATATGTGGTGCTGGTGAAAACGCACTTGGAATATTACAGGATAAACCAGAGAGTGGAGAAGTCGGTTGTGTTATGGTTCTTGGTGAAAGCAAGGCTATCTATGGAGCTACCGTAGCAGCAGGCGCAAACTTAATGACGGATGCCAGCGGTCGGTTAATTACTGCAACAGGCACGAATCCAGTTATTGCGGTTGCAAAGGATGGTGGTGCGGTTAATGAAATCCATACCATATATCTTGTAACGAGAACATCATCTGGCGCAAATACAAAGATGCTGTTCAGTGTTCCTATTTACCTTAATAACCTCGCAACAGGCGATGTATTAACTACCTACACTCCGGGATTTGCAGGAACGATTGTGAAAGTATCAGCTGCAGTTATCGAACCGACAACAGATGTGGATGCAGATGCAACCATCAATCTGGAAATCGGCACAACGAACCTTACTGGTGGTGTTGTTACTTTATCGGATGCGAATATGACACCATTAGGAACGGTAGTAGATGGAACAGCTATTACAGCTGCTAATGTTTTTACAGCTTCCGATACAATCAGTATTGAAACCGTGGTTACTAATGCTTTTTCAGATGGTGAAATTCTTCTTATTATCGTTATTCAGTAAGTAAATTTTTTTACCATTAAAAGCACCTAACTGGAACAAATAAATTAGAAAAGGAGTGAAATACAATGCCGAATCCTACAAGAGGTGACGTTCATGTTAATATGCCATTGACCCAAATATCAATTGCATATATTCAGAACCAGTTAAATTTTATTGCTGATAAAGTGTTTCCAAATATTCCTGTCAACAAACAGTCTGACCGTTATTTTGTTTATACCAAGGATGACTGGCACAGGAGCGAATCTCAAATGAGGGCTCCAGCTACGGAGAGTGCTGGTGGTGGGTTTAGAATTGACAATACACCTACCTACTTTGCGAATGTCTATGCTATCCATAAGGATGTAGATGACCAGATACGTGCCAATGCAGATGCACCCATCAATATGGATAGGGATGCAACGGAATACGTTACCCAGCAGTTATTAATCAAACGTGAAGAGGTATGGGCTGCTAATTACTTTACTACAGGAATTTGGACTACACAAAAGCAGGGAACAACCCATTATACAAAGTGGGATGCAGCCAATTCCACACCAGTTGAAGACATTACAACGCAGGGAATCACAATCGGTCAATTGACAGGTTTCAAACCCAACACGTTAGTATTAAGTCCATTCGTCTTCAATGCATTAAAGAACAATGCCGATGTGTTAGACCGAATCAAATACACTCAAAAAGGTGTTGTTACAACCGATATTTTGGCAAACTTATTCGAAGTTGATAGAGTTCTGATTGCTATGGGAATTAAGAATACAGCAGCAGAGGGCGCAACAGCTACCAATGACTTTATTGTAAGCAATAAAGCAGCTTTACTTTGCTATGCTAATCCTAGACCGTCTATTTTGACACCAAGTGCTGGTTATACATTTAGTTGGACTGGATTAGTTGGAGCTGGTGTAGCCGGGACACGTATCAAGAGGTTCAGAATGGAAGAACTTGAATCGGATAGAGTTGAGGGTGAATCAGCATTCGACCTTAAACTGGTCAGCGCAGATTTGGGCTGCTACTTCTATGATGCAATCACTTGATGATTATTAAAATTCAATCTACAAAAGGCAGCTATAAACTAGCTGCCTTTTTTCCCATAGGAGAAAGGGGGATAGGATGG